CACGCGGGGCTCGAAGGTTTCCAGAACCCACTCCGCGTCGGCCACGGCCTCGTCGGTCGCGTTCGGTTTGTCGATCAGAGTCCCGTCAACGCCGCGCACGCGATCGTATGCGACTTCACCGCGGACGATCCTCAGCAGATTGGCGGCGCACACTTCCGGTTTTCCGTTTCCGCTTGCTCTCATGGCGTCACCTCCTTACGCGAGAGTCACTTCGGACAGGTACACCCAGCTATTGATTCCGTTAGGGTGGCCCAGCAGTACCTTGTTTTGGCTGCTCTTGATCTGGCTCACCTTATGCTTTCGCTGTTTTACCCAGCTTGGGATCTTCTGGCCCGTTGCGTACCTGCTGCCGGTCGGTTTCACATAGTCGCCGACTTTGATCGTTTTCTTTGTGGCCTTTTTGGCCGCTGTGTTGGTTGTTTTCTTGACGGACTTCGAGGCGGTGCTCGCTTTCACATTCAGCGCGGTGGTGCTCACCTTCACGCTGGTGGTGGCCGGATCGTATTCCTTGAATGTGAAGGAAAGAGTGGCCAGAAGCAGCCGCCCCTTGCCGTCCACCTTTGTGTTGCTTACCGCGACTTTTCGGAGCTGGAGCTTCGGCCCCAGCTTCTTGCCGCCGAGATAGAAATAATTCACTTTTGTGACGAGAGCCTTCCAGCTCTGGATCTCCGCCCATACGTCAACGCCTGCGCCTGAGTGCAGCACGGTGGTGAATGAGAGAGGGAAAAGCTCGGTGCCTCGTTCGTTAGTCGTCTTTTTGTCCTCGGTGCTGGTGTTTTCGTCGGCCACCTGCTCGTAGGAAAAGGCCAGCCCCTCCAGCGCGACGACTTGCTTTGATGATACGGCCCATTTTTTTGAGCCCCACTGTGCCATTGTTGGCATGGCTGTACCTCCTTAGTTTGGTTTTTTAGTGGATCCGCTGCCTGTTTCGACGCCTCCGTGGGTGTGTCCGCTCAGGCTTATGCCGCGAGCTGTGACGTCGCCCTTCGGTACGTTGATATTACCGGCCGAGAGGCTCGGCAGGTAGCACCCCCATTCACCGTCCGCCCGGCCCAGCAGTAGCCCGGTGGAGTCGTCAAACTCCACATAAACCACCGCCGTGCCTTTTGAGAGGTTTCCGGTGGATCCGCGGAGGTGCCACGGGATCGTGATCTTTGCGGTTGGTTTGGCCCCGGCGTCAGACGGTACCACGCGGGCCGTGTTTCCTGATATGCTGGCGATCGTGCCTTTGTTGATGTTTCCCATTAGTAGCCCTCCAGAATGTGCCGGAAGTAGATCGTGGATTTATTTCCGACAAAATCATGCCGGACTTTATACACAAAAACGGTACCGTCCCACATGGTTGCCCTTGGTGTTGATAGTGTCAAAATGCTGGCGGCTGCATATCCGGTCATAAGCGACTTAGAAAAGTACCCGGAGCGGGCGAACTTGTTCGCGTTCCGCAGCAGCCCCTTGGCGAAGCGTGCCGCCTCTGCATTGCTGGTTACCTGAACAGGCACCGCAGGGCGGAGCACTGAGCTGTTGGAGCTGTCGGCTATAAATTTTCCGGAGTAGCTTCCGCTTGCAATTTCGCAGGATCCGTACATTTCGCCCCGGTTGTCCTCGTAGGAGAAAACGCCGTTTTCATCTACGGAGAGGCTACCGGCTGGAGTCTGGCCCTCTATGTACTGCTCGTTATATGCCAGCAGCTTGCCGTCAAATATAAGCATTTGGCAGCCTTCCAGAGCGCAGAGCCGGTGGAATAGGGCGAAGTCTGTCTCGTTGTCCTGCTTGATATACGGGTAAACCTGATCCGTGCAGCCGTAGTTCTGGAATGTTAGCCCGTGATTTCCTGCGAACTCATTCGCCAGTTGCAGGAACCGGACGCCCTCCCAGCTTTTGCTCTTTTTTGTCTTGCCGCTTTTCGGCATGGACATGGCCCGGATCGTAAAAAGCCCGTTTTCCGGTTTCATGGAGTGTACGAACATTTTCCCGGTATCACTCGCGCCTTCTTTGAATTGCACGGTGTCACCTTCGGCCGGTTGCCACTTGCTCCATGTTCCCTTGGTGTCGTTGAAGCGGATCACGAGGGTGTCGGCTTGCTTTTCTGCGAACATTTCATGCACGCAGTAGTTCACCGACACGTCCCCGTATATATCCACCCCGTTGTAGTAGAGGTTCACGCGCTGTCGTCCTCGTCCTCAGAGTCCCGACGCCACGGCGGCAGAGTTTCCGGCGTCTCTGCACCTTCGACGATCGGCAGCCGGAGGGCCACATTCGCGTCGAAGATCAGCACGTCCGCATAGTCGGGGTTAAATTCTACGATATAGTGCGCCAGCATTTCCTCCCCGTACATTTCGAGGGCCAGCGCGTCGAAGGTGTCCCCTTCGCGTGTCGTGTAGTCTTTGTAGCCTGTTACTCTACGCATATTGAGCCACCTCCCGCATTTTTATAAATTCTTCCAGCCAGTCGAAGAACTCGGCCTCGTGGGCTTTGAGCTTCGCCATGAAGTCGTCCGTGTCGTCGCCGGTTCCTTCTGTCTGGATCTGTGGGCTCCATGTGAAGCCGGAGAAGTCGTAGTAAACTACCACGCCGCCACTGTCTGCCAGACTTCCGAGAGAGAAGTCGTCCAGAGTCAGAAGCCTTCCGGCTGTGCTTGTGAGTCCTTCGCCAGAAGATCCGCCGGTTGTGCTTGCAGTGTTGAACACTGAGGTGATCATGGTTTCCAGCTTGTCCCAGAGGGTTGCAAGAGGAACCACGGCCTCGGCGCCAGCTTCACCACCGGCCAGAAGATTGTTACCTGCTGCGCCGAAAACTGTCGGGCGCGTCAGAATACCGCCGTCCTTGTACCATGAAATACCGAAGTGCGGTACGCTTGGCGGGTTGATCGAGAAGCTGCCGCTGATACTCACATGAGGGAGTTTCAGGTGTGGCAGGCTCCACGAGAAATTAAACTTTGATTTCAGGGCGCTGATCGCGTTTCCTACGGCGTCCCTTGCTGCCGACATTTTGCTGCTGATCGTCGAGTAAATACTGGAGAACTTACCCGTCACCGTGCTGAGCGCGGAGCTGAGTCCTGAGCTCATGGTGGAGGTAATTCCGCTCATTAAGCTGGAGACGGTAGACTTCGCACTGCTCAGCTTGCTGCTGATCGTGCTCCGGACGCTTTCCCATTTGGAGGAAGCGGCAGAGCTTACGCTTGACCATGCGGAACTTGCCACGCTGGTGATCGTACTCGTTGCCGAGCTTACGGCGGAACGGGCCGCCGAGATCTTGCTGCTCACCGTGGAGCTGATTGTGCTCCAGAGAGAGGAAGCCGTGGAGCTTACGCTTGACCATGCGGAACTTGCCACGCTGGTGATCGCGCTCGTCGCGGTGCTCACTTTCTCCTTGGCTGCGTCGATTTTGGATCCGATCGTGCTCTTGATTCCTTCCCAGAGGGAGGAAGCCGTGGAGCTGATCGCGTTCCATGCTGCGCTTGCCACGTCGGAGATCGCAGACGTCACCGCGGTGATCTTTTCTTTTACGGCGTCGATTTTTTCGCCGATCACGCTCTTGATAGTCTCCCAGACGGCGAGAACCGTCTCTTTGCAGTTCTCCCAGATAAACCGAAACGGCAGCGTGATGATCTGGAAGGCTGCGCTGATAATTTCCTTCACGGCCATGATCCCGACGGTCACAATATTTTTGATTGTTTCCCATGCTCCGGACAAAAATCCGGTGATTGAGTCCCAGATATTCGTGAAGGTGTCGTGGATCTCGGTCATGGTTCCAGTGACGCTCGAAGAAATTCCGGATAAAATTCCGGAAAAGAACGAGACGATCGAGTCCCATGTGTCCGTGAAAAATGTTTTGATCCCCGTCAGGATTCCGGAGAAAAACGACGAGATCGCATTCCATGTGTCTGAGAAAAATGTTTTTACATTCGTCCAGACGGTTTCCCAGTCAGTGCTGAACCACCCCAGAACAGTGTCCGCCAGAGAGGTGAATGTGCTGATCCAGTTCTCGAAAGTTGCCACAACGAAGTCCCAGACTGCGCCGAAAACTTCTTGGACGCCCTGCCATACCATGTCCCAGTCACCGGTAAAAATTCCGGCGAAGATGTCAAACAAGCCGGTCAGAACGTCGAGCGCAGCGCTTAGGATATTGCTGATCTGCTGGAATACGCCCTCGAAAATCGGAGCGAGAACCTCGCAGAAGCCGTCCCAGACTGCCTTCATTACTTCGGTTATGTCCTCGAACTCGAACCCCAGCGCGTTGAGCTTGTCCACAATTCCTTGCCCGAACTCGTCGAACTTGGCCTTGATTCCGTCCCAGATCGCTGTGATCTTGTTCCTAAATTCTTCGTTGTTTTTCCACAATTCCGTAAAGGCAAGGGCCACGGCCGTGATCACCGCGATTAAAGCAATAGCCGGAAGCGATACGCCTCCCAGCGCTGCGGTGAGTTTTACCAGTGCGCCCTTTACCATTGTGATCTTGCTCGATATGGTTCCCCAGTTCATAGCTGCGATAACGGCACCGAGGCCACTCACTGCTATGGTCACTTCTGGGATATGCCCGCCGAGCCATTCGATCGCCGGGATCACGCCGTTGGTGATAAACTGCACGCCTGCGCGTAGCTTGTTTTCCAGTGCGTCGTAGATTTTGAGCCCCAGTTCCTCGAAGGCGCTGTTCATGGCTGCCATGTCGCCGCTGAGGTTGTCGTTCATAATGTTGGCCATTTCCTCAGCGGATCCAGAAGCTCCGCGGAGTTCTTCCTCATACCCGGCGATCTTGTCCATGCCTTCGTTGAGGATCAGGTTCAGGCCCTTGGTGGAGTCTGCGGTAAAAGTGGAAGATAGCGCGACGGCTCGTTCTGCGTCGCCCATTCCGTTTGTGGCGGCTTCCACTTCGGTGAGAATGTCGGTGAGATCTCGGAAGTTGCCCTGTGCGTCCATTACGGCCACGGAGGTTTCTCCGATCTTGATCGCGCCGTCCTTCATTCCGTTGGTTATGTCTCGCATGATTGCGGCCATGGCGGTTCCCGCTTCCGAGCCCTTATAACCTTGGTTGGCCATTCCTTCGAGCAGGGAGGTTACTGTTTCGACGTCCTGCCCGGCTGCGTTCAGGTTGGCGGCGCAGTTCTTGTAGGCTTCGCCCAGCGCTTCGGCCGTGGTGTTGCTGTGGCTTTGTGCGTAGGAGAGAAGATCCGCGAAGTATGCGGCGTCTCCGGCCTCCATGGCGAAGGCGCTCAGGTAGTCCGTTACCATATCGGAAGCAGCTCCCAGCTCCATGCCAGAAGCGGCGGCCAGATTCAGAACGCCACCCAGCGCACTTGTGGACTGATCGGCGTCCCACCCGGCGAGGCTCATGTATTTGAGGGCCTCGGCTGCATTACTGGCCGAGAAAACCGTGGTGGCGCCGTATTCTCTGGCGCAGGCTTCCAACTTCTCGAAGTCCTCACCAGTTGCGCCACTGATTGCCGATACCTCGGACATGGTGCTGGTGAAATTCTGGCCCAGTTCTATGACGTTCCCGGCCAGATTCTTGATACCGTCCACCGCTCGCGTGATTGCTTCGGCTGCGAGGTTTGCCAGTGTAGCCTTAAACATAGTGAAGCCGTCGTCTGCCTTTTTGGCCGAGCTTTCGACTTCCTCCAGAGAGTTGTCCAGCTTGTCCGCTGCGTACTCTGCGTCTGAGAGCTTGGTCTTGTTCTCGTGCAGCTCACTGGACAGGTCTTGGATCTGCCGGGCGAGCTCCCGCGCTTCGTCGCTGGTTTCTCCCTGTTCTGTTGCAACGTCAACATAGCGCTGCTTTAACTGCTGGAGGGTGTCCTCCTGCTTGGAGATTGTAGAGCGCAGCGTTTCAGCTTCTCCGCCTGCGTCGTCCATGGTTTCGGACAGGGCACGGGCGGCTTTTTCTGCTGCGTCCAACGTGCCGCGGTTTTCCGTCAGTTCGCCGGACAGCTCTTGGATTGTACTCGCGAGCTGCTCGGCTTCCTCGGTTCCTTCTTGGCCCGTCACAACGTAGTCGGCGTAGCCTTGTTCCAGATTTTTGAGGACTGTCTCCTGCGTGCTGATCTTTGCCGCTAACTGTGCGGAGGCACCGGCGGCTTCGAGCGTTTCTTTGCTCATTTCCTCCAGACGAGAGACGGCCGCGTTTATGGCCGCTTGAAGGGAGGGACTGAGGGATCCGGCGATCTCTATCGTAGATTGTAGAGTATGGTCTGCCACGTCCTCACCTCCTTGTGTGCTTTGGCCTCCTTATGTTTAGCGGCCGATTTTTCTCGGCGCGTTTTCTTTCGGCTGCGAGATCCTCGGCCGCTTCTGCATACTCTATGATGAAGTCAGTTACTCGCTTTTTTTCGAGCTCTGTCGTGCTGGTGTGGTAGACTCTGGCGTAGTCGCGGTAGGCTCTGCGGAGTCGTTTCCCTGTGGTTCCGGCTCCGATTTCAGCATAAAATTTCGGCCGAGGGCCATTACCTCCACAACGTCCGCGCCCTTCATGCGCTCCAGATCGGAAAAGTCATAGGTCGGATTCACGGCCACGATCGCAGCATAGCCGAGGTAGAGGTGGAGGCCGAAGTCGAACTCTGCCGCTGCGGACACGGACAGGTTCTTCATACCTGCGGCCGCTTTTCTCTTTGCCTCAGCAGTTGCGAAAAGCACGCCGTCGATCTCGTTCGTGTCGTATTTCATTTCTGTGATTTTGTCCCCGTTGATCATCACGGGATTTTTCAGAGTGAGGGTTCCGTTCATTTTGTTCTCCTTTCAAACAAAAAAAGAGCCCGCCAGTGGAT